CTCTATCAGGTTGACCGGCCCGGCCAGACGCGCGGCGTCACCGTGCTCGCAACCGTGCTGCTGCGGCTGAAGACCCTCGACAGTTTCGACGATGCGGTGCTCGTGCGCCAGGAGGTTGCCAACCTCTTTGCCGGCTTCGTCACGAAGCAGGCGCCCGATAGCGGAATGCCTGGGCTTAACCTGGACCCGCTCGGTAATCCGACGTCGCCCGGTCAGGATGGCTACACGTCGATTGCCGCGCTTGAACCTGGCGCGCTCCAGCAGCTCGATCCCGGCGACTCGGTGACGTGGTCCGAGCCGCCTGACGCGGGCGACAACTACGGCGACTTCATGCGCCAGCAGCTGATGGCAGCAGCGGCATCGGCTGGCCTGCCGTACGAGCTGCTTTCCGGCGATCTGCGCGGAGTAAGCGATCGCGCCTTGCGCGTCATTCTCAACGAATTCCGGCGATCCATAGAGCAGCTGCTGTGGTCGACGTTCATTCACCAGTATTGCCGCCCCGTCTGGGCAGCGTTCATCGACGCGGCGGTGCTGGCCGGTGAGTTGCCTGCGACTGACTACCAGCGCAATCGCAGGCTCTATCGACGTGTGGAGTGGGTGCCGCACGGATGGGACTACATCCATCCGGTGCAGGACGTGCAGGCTCGCGGGCTTGAGGTGCAGTACGGATTCCGCAGTCGTTCGTCGGTCATCCTTGCCGGCGGCAACCTGCCCGATTCGGTCGACCGCGACCGCGCGGCGGACACGGCGCGCGAGAAGTCGCTCGGCCTTTCTTCCGGCGTCACTCCGGTGAGCGCGGGTTCTTCCACGCGGCAGGATGCCGCATCTGAGTCACAGGAAAATGAAGAATGAAAAAGCGCAACTGGTACGCGATCAGCGCTTCGCAAACCGATACAGGGGTCGTCGCGGAAGTGCGGATCTACGACGAGATTGGCTTTTGGGGCGTGACGGCGAAGGATTTTATTTCGCAGCTCGACGCTGCCGCCGGCACCGCGTCGGCGGTTGTCGTCGCCGTCAATTCTCCCGGCGGCGACGTGTTCGACGCGTTCGCCATCTACAACGCGCTGCGCCGCTATGCCGGCAAAGTTACTTCGCGCGTTGACGGCGTCGCGGCCTCGGCAGCATCGCTCGTGGTGATGGCGGGTGACACGATCGTCATGCCCGAGAACTCGATGCTCATGATCCACAATCCGTGGACCTTGGCAGGGGGCACATCGGACGATCTGCGAAGCACCGCCGAAGCGATGGACAAGGTCGGGGACAGCATCGTTGCGGCGTACGCGAATCGCAGCGGACAAACGCCCGAAGATGTCCAGCAGATGATGGACGCCGAGACGTGGCTGACGGCGAGTGAAGCGAAGGCACTGGGCTTTGCGGATGAGATCGAGCAGCCGGTGCGGCTGACTGCATCCATCAGTGCGGGGGCGAGGCTAGCGCGCTTCGCGCGTATGCCTGCCGGTTTCATGGATGCAATCGAGGAGGTGCCGGTGCCCGAACAGGTAGCCGACGATCCTCCCGTGAATTCGCCGGCACCCACACCGGCACCTGCCCCGAGCCCGGCGCCGTCGCCGGCCCCTGAGCCGGTCAACGCCTCGGCCCTCGCCGCGCACGTGTTCAAGGCATGCCGCGAAGCGAGTGTTGCGCATCTCGCTGAGCCAATCATTTCGTCGTGCGGGCTGCGTGATCAGGTGTCGGTCGATGCCCGTATCGCGGATGCCCGAGAGATCGCGGGCCTCTGTGTGGCGGCGAAGCTGCCGGAAAGTGCGGCTGAATTCGTTGCCGGCGGCCTTAATGTCGAGCAGGCACGCGCGCGACTAATTGTCAGCGTGACGGCGGCGGGAGAGGTCCAGATCAGCAATACGCAGCGGCCGAAGGCCGAAAGCGCCGCGACGGGGGCTGGCCTGTCGGCGACGAACATTTATGCCAGCCGACGCAAAGCCATTCAGGCGAAAAGGAGCTAATGCATGCCGATCGTTACCGAAGTACTTCACACCGGGGGCTACCTGCTCTCCGAGGGCGCGGGCCGCATCTCCCGCGATCAGATCACTGTTGCCGCTGGCAACGCATTGCCGGTCGGCCAGTTGCTCACGAAAGGCGCGAATGATGTATTCGCGCCGTACGACGGCGCGAACGAAGCGACGGCACCTGCGGCCGCAATCCTGTATGCGGCGCTGCCTGCGAGTACCGATGTGCGCCCGGCCGTCGCCACGACGCGCCTCGCGGAGGTTGCGAAGGTGCAGCTCACCGGTGTGACCGACGAAGCGATCGAGGACCTCGCCACACACTTCATCATCGCGCGATAAGCCGGCCAGGCTCGTCGGGCACACACGAACTTGAGAGGCCACCTTCGGGTGGCCTTTCGCATTTCAGGAGCTTTTGATGGCTGATATTGGGATCATGAACGAAGACGCGTTTTCGGTGCAAAACCTGACCGCGTCGATCAACGAATCGCCTGCTGTGCCGAGTCGAATCGCCGAACTCGGCCTCTTCGAAGAAGAGGGCATCCAGTCGACTTCGGTCCAGATCGAAAAGGACGGTGACACGCTTGCGTTGGTCGGGGCGAAGGAGCGCGGCTCCGAAGGCCAGATCGTGGTGGGTGACCGTCGCAAGATGATTGCGTTTGCGGTGGTGCACCTGCCTCAGACCGCCTACATCGGCGCCGACGAAATTCAGGGCGTGCGCGCTTTCGGCACCGCCACGGAACTGCAGGCGATGCAGGACGTCGTGAACCGCCGACTGCAGAAGATGCGCCGGCAACTCGATGCGACGCACGAATGGCAACGCATCGGCGCGCTTAAAGGACAGATCATCGACGCGGACGGCACGAAGGTGCTGGTGGACATCCTGCAGCAGTTCGGGATGACGCAGAGCGTGGTCCAGATGAAGTTCAGCACTGAGACCGATCTGCGCAACCCGGCGCTGGCCGTGACCGAGATCGTCGAGGACAACCTTGGCAATACAACGTGGAGCGGCATCCGCGTGCTGTGTGGTCGCGACTTCTGGAAGAAGCTCATCACCCACAAATCGGTGAAGGAAACCTATCTCAACACCCAGCAGGCCGCAGCGCTTCGCGGCGACCCGACCGATTCATTCGACTTCGGTGGAGCGACGTGGGAGCGCTACAAGGGGCGGATGAACGGCGTGGGCTTCGTTGCCGATGGCGAGGCGATCGCGGTGCCGCAGGACGTGCCCGAACTTCTCATCAGTCGCTTTGCGCCGGCCGATTACATGGAGACGGTCAACACGCTGGGTCTGCCGTATTACGCGAAGCAGGAAATCATGCGCTTCGGCAAGGGCGTGGCGATGGAGGCGCAGTCCAACCCAATCCACCTGCCGACGCGGCCGAAGGCGATTGTGCGGCTCGTTGATACGCTGGACGACTGATGAGCCGCGCGCTCGATGAAGTGTTCGATGGCGTGTGGGACGCATTCGATGACGGCGGCTTTTTCGAGCAGGCGACCGTGATGCCTTGTGCCGGCGAGCCGTTCGATATCAGTGTCGATTTCCGCAAGGGCAGTGCGGAGCTGTTCAACGGTCTCGCCCAGACGTCGCAATTCTCCATCACCTACCGCATCCAGGACGCAACGCTCAAGCGCGGCTCGCTGCTAATCATCGACAGGGTGACGTATCAGCTCAAGGCCGATCCCGAGCCAGACGAGACGGGCCTCAATGCGATGGCGGAACTGGAGGTGAAGCGGTGAGCATCCTTCGTCAAACCTACATCGCCTCGTTGCTCGATGCCTTTCGTGCGAGCGCGGAGCTGACGGCACTTGCGGCTGTTGAGCGCTCGGTTATCAACGCGATGGGGATGACCGATCGCGCGGTGATCGTGGCGCATCGGGGCGGCGAGCGCATATCCGAAATGATGGCGGGGCCGGTCGATCGCTTCTGCGAACTGCTGGTCACGATCGTCACGCGCGATGCCGAGCCTGACGTGCTTGCCGACGAGGTAATGGAGATCGCGCATCCGATCGTCATGGCCCTTACCGGCCCGAATCTCGTCGACGTGTCCGAGGCGGACGACGGCACCGACCCACCGGTTTTTGCTGCCCAGGACGGCAACCTCTGTCTCTGTACCGCGCACTACATCATCCAGTACCGGTCGGGTCGAGATGACCTGACCCGCTAGGAGCTTCCGATGAATGACGTCGTCAAGACGATTCTTACCGATCAGTTCGCGGGCCGCGCTGGCGTGTTCCGGTTTGATCCTGCGATCGGCCAGCGTTCCCGCGTCGTACCGGCAACAGCAATAGCCGGGACGTCGCAGCCCGCGAACGCCGTTCAACCTGATGTGGGGCAGCAACCGCGCCCCGAAAACGGAGAACCTGCAAAGTGACTTTTACAACTACACCGAAGCGCACCCGCAAGTCGGTTGTGCTCGCTGGCGTTCAGGAGCAACCGGACACCGCTGCTGTCCTTGATGGCAAAGCAGCGATGAACGTCAAGAACATCAGCGCCAAGCCGCTGTCGACGGAAACGGCCACGCTCGATTTCATTCGTCCGTGGCTCGGCAATACACCGACGCTCATCACGAGCTTTCACGTCGAGCTCGACTTCGAGGTGGCGCTGGCCGGCTCTGGCACGCCGGGCAAGGCGCCGCCGTGGGACCCATTGATTCGCGCGTGCGCCTTCGCGGCAACTGCGACCGAAGAAACGAGCGTGGTGTACACGCCGATCTCGGACGAGCCCGAACGCATCACGCTTGTGTATTTTCTCGATGGCGTGCTGCAGACGATCGTCAACGCCGTTGGCAGCGTTTCGCTCGACCTTTCGTCGGGCGCGGTGCCGACCCTGAAGTTCCACTTCGTGGGCGACTACGTGCCGATCGTCGACGGCGATGTGCCCGAGGATATCGACTACAGCGGGTTCATCACACCTCAGGCGATCGGCGCGGACTATACACCGGAATGGCATATCGACGGGGTGACCGGCAACCTGTCGGCTTTCTCGCTCGATGTCGGCAACCAGATCACCTACCGCAATCTCGTGGGCGGAAAGGGGGCGGTTATTACCGACCGGAAGGCGACTGGCAGCGCCACGTTCGATCTGACGAGCGTGGCCACGAAGAACTGGTGGGATGTGGTCCTCAAGGGCTCGCTCGTGCCGGTGTCGTTCACGCACGGCACGCAGGCCGGCAGCATTATCCAGATCACGTCGCCATCGGTGCAGCTTTCCGATCCGCAGTACGGCGATGACAACGGCAACGCCCAGTTGCAGGCGACGTTGACGCTGATCCCGCAGGCCGGAAACGACGAACTCGTGATCACGCTGACTTAACGCGGTCACGCAGACGCAGATCGTGCGTCGCACGGCCTGCGAATATCAAGGACAGTTTATCGCCCGCCCTCGTGCGGGCATTTTTTTTACAGGAATCGAATCCATGTTCAAGGTCGCTCAGTCATCGAACTACAAATACAAGGTCAACGTCGAAACTAACGGCGCGAACGGCCAGAAAGAAAAATCCACATTCAACGTGCAGTTCAAACGCCTCAAGCAGACCGAGATCACCGAACTCGCCGCTTCGATCGACAGCCTGTCCTTCGAAGACCTGATGGACAAGGTGCTGGTCGGCTGGGACGGGCTCGTCGGGTCGGATAACGAAGTGTTCGAATTCAATGATGCAAATCGCGCATTGCTGTTCGACATTCCCGAAGCCCGCTTTGCCGTGCGCGACGCGTTTTGGGAAAGCGTGCGGATGGGCAAGCAAAAAAACTGATTGACGCCGCGAAGCGTTGGGCGGGCTGGGACGAACATCCATTCGATATCGACGACGGGCAGATCGAGGCGCTGCTTGCCCTTGGCTGCCCGGTTGAGACGCTTCAGGCCGCTCGTGTCCGACGCGACGCCGGCGTGTTTGAGGTCTGGCCAGAAAACTGGGACATGTTCCAGGTGTTCTGTGCGCTGGGTGGGCAATGGCGGTGGGTGCCTGGTGGCCTGGGGCCGCCATTGCGTGACGGAATCAATGCCCCCTCAATCGAGTCCGTGTTTCGCCTGATGGGCGTCAGAAAAAAGGACCGGAAAGAAACGTACGCCGCGCTCAGGCTCATGGAGGGTGCGGTGCTTGAAGTGCAGAACAGGAAGGCCGCTCGCCGTTGAGCGGCCGCTTTATTGAAGGCTTGCCTATGTCCGCTCAACCGCTTGCCGATCTGGTTCTCCGGCTCAGGCTCGACGGCTCAACGCTTGGCGCAGATGCCCAGAGACTCGGTGGCGAGATTGGCGCCGTCAGTCAGCCCGCCGAGGCCGCGGCGGCGTCCATCGCCGTAGTCGATCGTGCCGCCCAGAAGTTCATGCAGAGTCTGCAAGGCGAGGCACAGGCGCTCAAGGACGAGGCCGCGACGATCGGAATGACCCGCACGGAGCTGCTCGCCTACCAGGCCGCCAAGCTCGGCATTACGGATGCCGCGGCGCCGCTGATCGCACAAATCGGGGGGGAGGCGTCAGCTCTGAAGGCGCTACGTGACTCTGTCGCGAGCGCGAGCACCTCTGTGAATGCGTTTGGGGAGACCGAAGCCGAAGCCGCGGCACGTATCAGCGATATGGTCGCGCGCTCACGCGAAGCTCAGGCGGCCCTTGGCGCGACCACGAGCGCGGCGAGTTCGGGCGCGGCCGGCTTGTCCGCTTTTGCGACTTCGTCCGAGCAGGTTCGATCGACAGTTGCCGCTCAGAACGCCGCGCTGGCTGCGACGGCGGCCGGAATGGCGTCGATGAATGGGGAGCTTCAAACGCTGCGCACGGTTGCCGCGCAGAGCGGCTCGACATTTCAGGCGCTCGGTGAGCAATATAGTCGCCTTGATCTTCTGATGGCATCGGGCAAGCTATCAATGGAGGACTACGACGTTACGCTCGCGTCTCTGGCAAAAGACGAAGATCGACGCCTCGCGCAACTCGCCGCGCTGACGGCCAGATACGATCCGCTCGATGCGACGACGCGCAAACTGGCGTCCGATCAGGCGCTGCTCGACGACGCCTACAAGAGCGGGCAGGTGTCGGCCGATCAGTATGCGAAGGCGCTCAATGGGATCGAAGCGGACAGGGCGTCAGTGCAACTGCACGAACTCGAGCAGCAGGAAGTGCAGCTCGAAGCGTCGTTACGTTCGGGCTCGATTGCCGCGACTGCCTATAAGAAGGCGATGGCCGACATTGCGGCGAGCAAGGCGGCGCTAAACGGTGTCGCCGGTGGCGCGAATTCGGCGGGCAACGCGGTTGAGGGTTTTGGCCTTAAGACGGCTGGAGCGCGAAAGGAAGTAGTCGTGCTCGCGCACGAAATGCTCACCGGCAACTGGAGCAATTTCGGTGGCTCCGTCATGGTGCTCGCCGAGCGCATGGATCTGATGGAGGTCGCGACCTCGGAGGCGGCCTTGGGGCTCGTCGCCATGGCCGCGCCGGCGATTGCACTTGGCGCGGCGATGTACAAGGTGTCCGAGCAGAACGCCGCGATGAACGACGCGATCCTCCTGACCGGCAATTACGCGGGCGTGACGGATGGGCAACTGCGTGACATGGCAACGGCGGCGACGGCGGGCGGCGCCACGTTCGACACGGCAGCAGAGGCCGTGACGGCTCTTGCTGCGACCGGCCGGTTGACCGGGCAGGAAATCGCGGACCTTGGGCGCACGACTGCAGACGCAGCGACGTACACGTCCGTGTCGGTCAAGCAGATGGTGGATGATTTCACCAGGCTGGCCGAAGACCCGGTGAAGGCATCGGTGTCACTCAATGATCAGTATCACTATCTCACTGCGTCGACGTACGATCAGATCGTTGCGTTGCAACAGCAGGGCGATGCGACGGGCGCGGCTCAGGTCGCGGTCGATGCGTTCTCGAAGGCAATGGACGACCGCACCGGCGACATCGCGAAGAACGAAGGCATCATCCTCGCCGGCTGGCGTGACATCAAGAGCGCGATCAATCTTGCCGTTGAGGCGGTTGGCTCATTCGGGTCTGCGTCCAACCCGGCGCGGGATGTGGCGTACTGGACGAATTTGAAGAAAGAGGCGCTCGCCGGTGCGGCCACCTGGGACAGCGATGATGAGGCGGCGCTACAGGACGCAATCAGGCGTCGTGACGATGCGCTCAAGGCGGCGCAGATCAAGCAGTCGCAGGCGATGCAGGCGCAGCAGCTGATCGACGCGAAGCAGTACTATGCGACGTGGAATGCCCAGTTCGCGACGCCAGCAGAGAAGCGGGTAAAGGAGGTCAACGAGTATCTCGACAAGACGGCCGCGCTGAATCTTAGTCCGGAGCAGCAGCTTGCCGACGAGCAGAAGATCAATGAAAGGGATAAGGACAAGACGGGCCGCAAGAGCGGTACGGGCCTCGTCGACCGCACCGAACTGACGGGCGAAGTGCAGACCGTCAAGGATGCGCTCGCTTCGGAAGTGGCGGCGGTCGCGGGCGCACGCAAGGTGCTGGACGCGCAGTACAAGAGCGGCTCGCTCGCGGTTGCTGACTATTACCAGCAGGATCGAGACCTGCTCGCGCAGGCGGCAACGGATCACATTGACGCGGCGAACAGGGAAGCCTCCCTGATCACACAGGGCATGCACAACCGCAAGCTGAGCGCGGCACAGCGTGCGCAACTCGCCAATCAGCAACAGAAGGCGCTCTCGGACGGCAGCAAGGCGGTCGAGGATTTCTTCGCGAAGGTCTCCGAGTCGGCCGCGCAGGAAGATGAGGTGTGGGACAAGTACGGTCAGTCGCAGCTCGCAGCGACACAGAGGCAGATCGACTCGGCGAACCAGCAGGGCCAGTCGCTGCGCGATCAGATCGATACCTTCGGCATGACAAAGTCGGCAATCGATGACCTGAAGGCGTCGCGTGCCGACGACACCGTCGCGGCGCTCGAACAGGGCCGCGCGATCGCGCTGTTACGGGGCGATCTTGCAAATACCCAGCCATGGGACGATGCAATCGCAAAGGCAAAGTCACTTTCCACCGCGTTGCATGGAGTCGCAGACGATCAGTCGATGCTCGACGATCTTGCCCGGTCGAAGAAGCAGCAGGACGATCTGGTCAGGGGCTGGCAAAGCACGATCGATGGTATTGGAAGCGATTTTCATAACGGCTTTCTGCAGATGCTCACGGACGGGAAAAATGGCTGGTCAAGCTTTACCCAATCGCTCAAAAACACGTTCGAAACGACGGTCGTTGATGAGATTTACAAGTCGTTCGCCAAGCCGTTCGTCGTGAGTATCGTCGCTCAGCTGGCCGGCATCACCAACGGCGGCGGCGTCCAGAATTCGATTTTTCAGAATAACGGTCAGGGCGGTAGCAGCACGCTGACGAATTTGTTTTCAAATCCTACGGGCACGTATAACAACCTGTCGAACGGATACGACACGGTGATACAGTGGCTGCAGGGCTACGGCGGTGCATCGACGGCCCTGGGTTCGTCGGCAATTGCGGGTGCGGGCGCGGGCGCCCTGTCGAGCGGTGGCGCGGTGCTGGGCGGCTTGAGTGGTGGGATCGGCGGAGACGTCGCGGCGAGCGCGGGCAGTTACGCATCGGCACTCGGTTCGAACGCATACGGATTCACTGTGGGGCAGGCGGGTGGTGGCCTCGGCAGTACGCTTGGGTCATCTGCAGGCCTGATGTACGGCGGAGCGGGCCTGCTGGGTGGGCTCGCAGGCGGAGCACTTTTCGGAAACAGGGGGTATTCGTCGTTGGGCGGCTCGGTCGGTGCAATGGGCGGCCTGGCGCTCGGAGCGTCATCTGCGGTCGGCGGGACCGCTCTGGGCGCGTCGCTCGGCTCGATGGCTGGGCCGATCGGCGCAGTGATCGGGATGGCGCTCGGCGCATTGGTCGGCTCGCTGATCGGTGGCGGAGAAACGCGCTACGGCGCGACGTATGACTCGACTCCCGGCGGTGCCATCAGTAACCTCGGCGGACCATCCGGTGGTGACCCGGCATCCACCCAGGTGCAGCAGCAGATTGCGAGCACCTACACGCAGATGCAGCAGCTGGCGACACAACTCGGCGGCTCGGTGACCGGTCTCGGTGATTACCGGGCAGGGTATGAAATCTCGCCCAGCAAGGGGAACTCCTGGGTTCAGACGGGTTTCGGCAGCGACATGACCCGGACGGACCTCAGTGGCGTGAAGGACTCGACAACGGTTCTGAACGACCTGACTCTCGCGATGCAGCAGTCAGTAATCAAGGGGCTGCAGGAAGCCAATCTCGATTCACCCTATGCGGCGGTCCTCCAGGGCATCGACCCGTCCAAGCTGTCGGCGAGCGATATCACAGCGCTGCTCAATGAGCTTGGCTCGCTCAAGTCGCTGTTCGACTCGTTCAACTCACTCGGCGATGAGTTCACGAACCTGAAGGACGCGAGCACTGACGCCAAGATGAATGTCATCAACCTGGCTGGCGGAATGGACAATCTCAATACCGAGATGAGTTATTTCGCGCAGAACTTCACGTCGACAGCAGAGCAGACTGCGGCGCAGGCCAAGTCCGTGACGGACCAGCTTGCGGCGCTTGGCGAGTCCGGCGTGACGACGAACGACCAGTTCAGGCAGGCGGTGGAAGGGATTGACCTTTCGACCGAAGCGGGCCAGCAGCTGTATCAGCAGATGCTCGCGCTTGCACCGGCGTTCAATGCCATGACGCAGGCCGAACTGCAGGCGCAGCAGGCGGCGCAGCAGGCCGCAGATGCACAGCAGTCGCTATGGGACCAGTACTTCAGCTCGGTTTACACGTCGTCCCAGCAGGCAGCAATGGGCGCGAAGCAGTTGCAGGACCAGTTCGACGCGCTGGGCGTGGCCATGCCGAAGAGCAATGCTGATTTCGAGGCGCTGGTCGAGAGCATGGATACGTCGACGCAGCCGATGAAGGATCTGCAGAATGCGCTGCTCGCGCTCGCTCCGACTTTCGCGCAGGTGACGCAGGCGGTGCAGGCGGCCCTTGGTGCAAACGAGAAGGCAGCCATTTCAACGCTTTCGTCGAGTGCACAGGGGTTGCTGACGGATCGCAATAACGCGTCGTCGCTGCTCGACTCGATCAACACGTCCATCACCGGCAACGATCCGGATACGTCCGGCCAGATCAGCGACCTGTGGTCGGAGATGACGTCGGGCGTGTCGCTCACGCAGCAGATCGACCTTGCGACGCAGCTCAACGATCTGATCACGAAGCGTTATCAGACCGAGCAGCAGGCGGTGTCCACCCTGACCGATGAGAGCAAACAACTGCTCGATTATGTGCAAAGCCTGAAGGCAGGTGACCTTTCCACCGAGACGCCCAGCGAGAAGCTTGCGGATGCCGCGCAGCAGTATGCCGACACGCTGGCGAAGGCGCAGGGTGGCGACCAGACCGCGATCGGCGATCTGTCAGGGGCGGCCGATAACTACCTGAAGCTGGCCCAGACGTATTACGCGAGTTCGGATACCTACACCCAGATTTTCGACTCGGTCACCTCGCAGATCAGTTCGTTCGGCGATGCATTGCAGTCGCAGGGTGCGTCGAGCGATGCCCTTGCGCAGCAATCGCTTGACCAGCTTCAGCAATTGCAGCAGGCGGTGCAGTCGCAATACTCGCAGGCCAATTCGCAGTATCAGGGTGTCGTCTCGCAGTTGGCGCAGCAGCTGTCGGCGCTGGATGCGATCGAGCAGGCGGCTGGCGTGCAGTCGGAGGTTCCTTCGATCCTGAAGGGGTTGCCGACCGATCTCGCTGCGGCACTCGCTGGGATTCTCGGAACGGGCGTCGCAACCGGCTCCGGCCAGATTTCGAACCTGTACCAGCAGGAGCTTGGCCGTGATGGGGACGATAGTGGCATGGCGTACTGGACGGGTGCGCTCTCGAATGGCAGCAAGACGCTCGCTGACTTCGAGTACAGCGCCGATCAGGAAAAGATCGGTGACCTGTATCAGCAGGTGCTCGGCCGCGCGGCGGATGCTTCCGGATTGCAGTACTACACAAACCAGCTGTTTCAGGGTAAGGAAACGCTCGATCAGATCAAGGCGGATTTGCAGTACGCGGCGGTGAATGGCTCGCATGCCGGCGGTGCAGACTATATCCCGTTCGATGGCTATCGCGCTGAGCTCCACAAGGGCGAGGCAGTGGTCACGTCGGCGAACAACGTCAAGCTCGCGAAGATGCTGAACATTGACTGGTCGCAGTATGGCGCGCAGAACACAGTTGCTTTGGCGTCCGGCATCAGGGCGCTGATCGACCGGGTCGGCCAGCTCGAAAACGCGCTTGTGCAGGCGTCCGCCCAGAGCACGTCAACGCTCGTCGCGGCGACCGATCGCAGCGCGCAGACGATCTCGGCAGGCACGCAGAAGGCCGCCGACATCAACCAGCGTACTGCGATGGCAAAGCCCCCCCTCAGGTAAGCAGCGCAACCCAATCCGGGCACCTTCGGGTGCCCCTTTTATTTTGAGTCCCCATGACAGATACGGAATTTTCTGCGTGGCTGTCGGATCCGGCGGCCATGCGCTGCATGCTGGTCGAGGCACAGGTGCAGACGGGAGGCGTCGAGATGACGCGGTACCTGTCGAATCTCGGGTACACGACCGGCCCGGCTGACACGCCGGCCAACATCGCCTATCTGCCAGTCATCAATAGCGGCGTCAAGTTCTCGGAGTCTGTCGACCTCACGGGCGCCGCGTCGATTTCGTTCGGGGACTTCGAGGTCGCGAACAATGACGGCTCGCGTGATGCATGGCTTGAAGATGTCTGGGTCAACCGGAGCATCCGGGTTTTCTTCGGCGATGTGCGCTGGCCGCGCGCGCAGTTTCGCCCGATCCTCGATGGCGTGATACAGGACATTGGCATCACGAAGCGCGAGAGCCTGCAATTGCAGCTGACCGATAAACTTCAGCGGCTTAATACCTCGGTCACAGACGCCACGCTTGACGACGACTCGCAGAACGCCGATCGGCTGCTACCTCTCACATTCGGCGAGGTGCACAACGTCGAGCCGCTGCTCATTGATCCGGCGAAGCTCGAATATCGCCTCCACCAAGGTGCGATCGAGCGCGTGATCGAGGTGCGCGACAACGGCGCACCCGTATCCACTACGGCCGCGCTCGCGGAGGGCACGTTCGTGCTCAACCAGGCGCCGGTCGGACAGATCACGGCGAGTGTGCAGGGCGATAACAGTGGCGGCTACGCAAACAGTGTTGCGCCGATCATCCGGCGCCTTGCCACGCAGTACGGCGCTGCCGCTCAGCGCTTCACGGTGGACGACGTCGATGCGGCGAACTTCGCAGCGTTCGATGCCGCGCATCCGCAGCCGGTGGGCCAGTACCTGTCCGGGAAGACGAACGTGCTGCAGTGCTGTCAGGATCTGGCCGCGTCGGTTGGCGCTGCGGTGGTAGTCACGACGGCGGGGCTGCTGCGTCTCATTGAGCTCGACCTGCCGGCGGCTGGCACGCCCTGGTCGGTGACGGCCTCGGACATGGAGCAACGCAGCCTGACGGTCTCACAGCGCAGCACCGTGCAGGCGGCCGTCAAGCTCGGCTTCTGCCAGAACTACACCGTGCAGAACCAGTTGCAGACCGGTCTGCCGGCGTCGAGCCTGGATCTGTTCTCACAGCAATGGATCACGGTGACGGCCAGCGATTCGGCCGTTACGTCGACCTATCACCTCACAGCAGAGCCTGCCGAGGTCGACACGAACCTGCTGGTGCAGGCCGATGCGCAGGCCGAAGCGCAGCGCCGTCTGAACCTGTGGAAGGTGCCGCGCCACGTGTACCAGTTCACCGGGTATCCGTGGCTGATGCTGGTCGAACTCGGCGACGCGATGTCGATCACGCACGAACGCTTCGGGCTTTCTGCAGGCAGGACGGGTCTGGTCGTGTCAATCGACCGGGACTGGCTCTCGGGCCGCATCACGATCGGAGTACTTATCTGATGGCTGCAGTCGTCAATTATCGCGACATCCTGCTCGAGGCGACGGATCCTCGCATTCTGCCGGTGACGTTGCCGCCGAACGTCACTGTTCCGGTCGACAGCGTACCCGGACTCGGCGACCTTGCCGGTCAGGACACGGTCGATGTGTCGAATTTCGCAAGCACGATCGCACCGATCGGCATTGTGGCTGCGCTGCCTGTGGTGGCCGGCTACACCGGGCCAAAAGTGGTGCTGCTGACAACGGACGGCAAGCTGTACCGGATCAGCGGTACGGCGTGGACTGCCGTCGTCAATACCGGCGACCTCGTCGGCGCGATCACGAGCACGCAGATGGGGCCGGGCTCGGTGACCACGCCCGCGCTGGCCGCAAATTCGGTGACGGCCAATGCCATGGCGGCAAACTCGGTGGTGTTCGGCACGATCGCCGCGGGCGCGGTTTCCGCCGCTCAGGTGGTGGCGGGTTCGCTGACTGCTGACCGGCTCGATACGCGCAACCTCACCGTCAGGGACGCGAGCGGCAACATCATTTTTGGCGCGGGCGTGAAGCTCGCGACGGCGAATATCAGCGGTCTCGGCGCACTTGCGACGGCGAGTACTGTGAATCTCGCCTCGCAGGTAGCCGGCCAGCTGGCGAGCGGCAACGTCAATGGGTTGGGTGCGCTCGCGCTGCTCAACACAGTGAACCTGAGCACGCAGGTGACCGGGGCGCTGAACGGCCAGACGCAGGTGACGAACCTTGGCACGCTGGCCTACGCGAACGCCATCGCGGCCAATCAGATCGGCGCAGGAACGCTCGCGGCAGGCGTGGTGTATGCGGGCGCAGTCAACGCAAGCCAGGTCAACGCGGGCATCCTGAGCGGCGTACTGCTTCAGGTGGGCACTGGCAACTCGCCGGGCGGCCGGTCGCTCGAAATCCAGGCGAACGGTGCGATCTATGCGGATAACCTGTTTGCAGGTTTCGCTATTTTCAGCAACACCGATGCGCCAGGAAACGTTCCTGTTGCCGCCAGCAGTTATGGTGATGTCGTCGCATTCTGGGCAACCGCAGAGCAGTCAACTTCCAACTGCCACGCGATCCGGGGCAAGAATCTGGCGGTCGGTGCATCGGGCCTCGTGGGAACGGCCAGCAACTACGCGTTTTACGCGGAGGCGGGCACGCATGGGCCTTTCACTGGTTCGCATGATGCGCTCGTCCCGAACAGCACGTCTGTGGCGCCCGGTGACATCGTGGCCGACGTGCGATGCCTGTCCCGGGCTGGGTGGTCAAACACCATATTCGAAGTGGCAACCTCGGTGCGCGTGAGCCAGACAGGCGTCCTGGGCGTGGTTTCTTTCGTGAGCGGTCCGCTGTCGGCTCAGGTGCCCGCCGCGCTGCTCGACGATGCAGGCGAGCCAACATCGGACTATGCGCGCCTGAAAGATGAGTACACCGTGATTGTCGTCAACGCGCTCGGTGAAGGGCAGATGAACGTCTGCGGCGAGGGCGGCGATATTTTGGCCGGTGATCTGATAGTGACCTCGTCGACGCCGGGCAAGGGCATGAAACAGGCCGACGACATCGTGCGCAGCTGCACCGTCGCACGCGCGCGCGAAGCGGTCATGTTTGCGAGTCCGACAGAGATCAAGGCCATCGCCTGCACGTACCACTGCGGCTGACAAAGTTACTTTTTCATTTATCAGGCCCGCCATGAGCGGGCTTTTTTACGCCCATCAGGAGCACACATGCCCACCGAAATCCGCAAGTCCGTCGCGATCAGCTTCACCGTGAATCTCGAGAACAGCGTCATCCCGCCACAGTTCAAGCGCCCGGTCCTGACGACTGTCGAGCAGATTCAGGTCGACGGTGCAAACGTCGAGCAACCCCAGCATTTGCAGAAGCCGATCCTCCAGGCCGACGTGACGAGTGAACTGCTTGCGGCCCTGAACGTGCAGATGGCGCTGGTCGGCCTCGTGGTCACCCGGCTCGGGGTCACCAATGCCTAATCTGCGTGTCGTCCACGACAACGCAGCCGATCGCGCGACGCTGGCTGCGAGCAGCACCGCCGGCACGCTCGGCGCCAGTAACCTGCTCACGCAGATGAAATCGCAGGTGTGGCGGGCGGCCGGGCTGGCCGCGACGATTACGGTGAGCTGGCCATCTGCCGAGATCATCGGCTGCGTGGCGCTGCCGTTCTGCAATCTGACGAGCACCGCGACGATACGCGTGCGCGGCCACACGCACGCGGGGGATGCGGCACCGGCCTTCGATACCGGTGTGCGTCCTGCGTGTCCATACGCACCGCTCGGTCTGTTCGGCTGGGGCACGCAGGCACTCGGCTGCAATGCGTTCGCGTTCGGCGGGGGCACCTACGCGGTTGCGTGGTTCGAGCAGACAGCCGTCGAGCAGCTTGTCATCGATCTGGCGGATGCGGACAACACGGCTGGCTATATCGAGGCATCGCGCCTCGTCGCGGGTGCGTACTGGTCACCACAAAACAACGTGGACTGGAGTCCAAAGCTGACGGTAGAGGATTCGACGGTGAACACGCGCAACGACGCGGGCGATCTGGTTACGGATCGCGGGCCGAAGTACCGCACGCTTGCCGTCAGCCTTTCATGGCTGCCGCCGGCGGATCGCGACCCGTTCATGTCGATCCTGCGCGCAAGCGGCTTTGCGCAGCCGGTTTTTGTGAGTCTCTTTCCGGAGTCGACCGACCCGCTGCAGGAACAGCAATACCAGATCTGGGGAAAGCTCTCCGACCTGGGCGCGCTGGTGCACAACTTCGTGGCGAATTACACCGGCACGATCACGATTCAGGAATCCTGATGGCAAAACCTTTCTACGCGGGGCAGAAAGACTATATCCCGCAGCTCAATGCGTTGTGGGACCGTGCGACGGTCTCGACCATCGGCACGAGCACGACGTCGCTCACGCTCGCCACCGGCAACCAGGCACTGACCGTCGAGGCGAACCGGCAGTACGCCGCCGGCCAGTTCCTGCTGATCGCCTGCACGGACGACGTCACGAAGTGAATGTACGGGCAGGTGCGCTCATACGATGCGGCGACGGGCGCGCTCGCTGTGGATGTGGCCACAGCCAACGGTGCAGGTACGTTCGATGACTGGACGGTATCGCTCGCCGGGCAGCAGGGCGCGAGTGGGCCGGAAGGCGGGCGGGGTGAACCTGGCGTACCTGGTGAGCCGGGCGAAGCCGGGCGCGACGGCGACCCTGGCCCGGCCAACTCACTGACCATTGGCACGGTCGAGGCGGGCGATGTTGCGTTGGCGACGATCACTGGCGAAGCGCCCGACCAGACGTTGAATCTCGTTTTGCCCAAGGGGGAAAAGGGCGAGACAGGGCCGACAGGCATCACGCCGCGCGGCGCGTGGTCGGCCGAGACTGCCTACAGCGTGAATGACCTCGTGACGTATGGCGGCTCCGTGTATCTGCGCCAAGTCGCAGGGACGACGGCAGGCACGCCTGAAGACGACGCGGCGAACTGGCTGCTGTATGTGCAGCGCGGTGTTGATGGGACGGGCTCGGTGGCCAGCGTCAACGGCAGGGGTCCGGATGGCAGTGGCAACGTTGCGCTGGCTGCGGCAGATGTCGGCGCCGCTCCGCTCGGCAGCGACGGCAAGGTGCCGGCCGCATGTCTGCCGAGCTACGTCGAGGACGTACTGGAATTCGCCAGCCGTGCAGCCCTCCCGGCAACGGGGGAGGCGGGCAAGATCTACATCGCGATCGACACGGAACTGCAGTATCGCTGGAGCGGCTCGACCTACATCGAGATCAGTGCGTCACCGGGCAGCACGGATGCCGTTGCAGAAGGCGCGAAGAACCTGTATTTCACTGGCGGCCGCGTGCTTGGCACGGTGCTGACCGGGCTGTCCGTCGCGACGAATGCAGTCATTGGTGCGACGGACACAGTGCTCGGGGCACTCGGCAAAGTCCAGAAGCAGATCAGTGACTTCGTCGCGCAGAAGGGCATCGCCAACGGGCTCGCAACGCTCGGCGAAAACGGTCTTGTGCCGTCAGCGCAACTGCCGGCGATCAGTAGTGCGCAGACCGGCGATATCCTGAACACAGCCCGCAGGCCTGGCTCTGACTACCTGAAGGCAGATGGAGCAGTGTATGCACAGTCGGCATATCCGGCGTTGTTCGGCGCCCTCGGTTTTCTGACTCAGACGGGCGCATTCTCAGCGGGAGTGGCGCGAACGAGCGGCTTCGGAACGGCAACCATACTGAGCGTGTGCTGCGCCGATGGCCTGTACGTCGCGGTTGGGTCGGGTGGCGCACTTGCAACGTCACCTGACGGCGAAACATGGACGCCACGCACAAGCGGGGTCTCTGCCACGTTGGAGAGCGTATGTTGGGGCAATGGCCTTTTTGTCGCCGTTGGCCTTAGAGGCACCGTCATCACGTCGCCTGATGGCGTTACGTGGACCACTCGCACGAGCGAGTTCGGATCGATCGATATATATGACGTTGCCTACGGCAATGGCCTCTATGTTGCGGTTGGGCTAACCGGTGCGCTCGCCACGTCGCCTGACGGTATCACGTGGACGCAGCGCACGAGCGGCACGACACGCGATCTGTACTGCGTGTGCTATGGCAATGGTTTGTTTGTTGCCGCTGGACATTTTGCAACTATCATCACGTCACCGGACGGGATCACCTGGACGGCGCGAACGAGCAATTTCTCAGCCTCCGGCAACATCAGCGCTATCTTCTACGGCAATGGCCTTTTTGTTGCTTTGGGCCAAGGCGGGCCACCTGTAACGTCGCCTGATGGCATTACCTGGACGCAAGGTTCAGGCAGCATTGGATCAGCGATCATCGACAGCGTGTGCTACGGCAACGGGCTCTTCGTTGCCGTAGGGTCAAGCGGCAAACTTTACACATCACCTGACGGCATGGCCTGGACGCAACGCACGAGCGGGTTCGGCACGGCCAATATTGCCGGTGTGTGCTACGGCGAGCGCTATGTCGCGGTTGGTCAGAGTGGAACGCTCTATAACTATTTCTCGATGAACTACGACCCGAACAGCCAGTTCATGGTGCCGTCGTTGCCGTCTTACGCTGGTTCAATTCCCTACATCAAGACCTGACCATGCAAACACTCTACGGAATGGACGCGTCTGGCGTATCGACGGGCGCAGTCAAACAGATAGAAGAGGATGCGGGCACGGCGCCCGGCTGGGTGCCTGTTGCGCCACCCGCGGTGGCCGATGGGCAGATTGCCATCTGGGCTTCGACTCAATGGGTGACGCAGTCTGCATTGCCTACGCCTGCGCCAGCTGTTCCCGTATCGGTCACGCAGCGTCAGGCGCGGCTCGCACTGAACCAGGCTGGCAAGCTGTCCGCTGTCGATGCGGCAATCGCAGCGCTACCGGATCCGCAGAACACGGGCGCCCGGATCGAGTGGGAATACGCCAGCACCATCGACCGCAACAGCGCTCTCGTCGCGACGCTCGGCGTCGCGCTCGGCATTACCGACGCTGACATGGATGCCCTTTTCGTTTCGGCCAGCGCGCTTTGAGTCGTTGACACTCCTTACTACGGGGAAATTAATGAAAGTAGCTTTTTATAAAGGAACGCGTCCCGGCGTGTCGGGCATCTTCAACCGGCTGATCCGCTGGTGGACCAATAGTCCGTACTCGCATTGCGAGCTCGTCGTCGCGCCGACCGATGGCACACACCTGTGCGCATCGTCGTCATTCGAAGACAACG